TTAGAGGGCAGACGGGGCGACTGTGGGGACGCTGAGGTCGTAGACGTCGAGCATGGACCCGTCGCGGTGACCGCTGGCGAGCTGCTTGTCAGCCCTGGTACCAGGTGTGTCTGTGATACCGCGGCGCTTGAGGTCGTGCAGAGCGAAGCGCTGGTCAGGAGTGATGATGCCGGCTTTCAGTGCGGCAGTAATGAAGCGCTGCCATGCCGTGTCAAAGCTGGACTTGCGAAGTGCGCCCCCATGGGCGGCGACGATGATGTTGCGTTTCTCGGGTACGTTCGGCACGGCGGTGCTCTGCCGTGTCCAGACCAGGGCGCGATAGGCCTTGGCGCCTTCCCAGGCAGCGCGCAGACGCGGCGTCCAGTGAACAACGTTGTCACGGCTACCCTTGCGCCGGTTGGTGAGTACGCCCTCGGCCAGCTCGTTGGCATCTGTCAGGGTGACGACCTCGATACCGCGCAGGCGGCACAGGTAGGCAATCTCCATCACATAGCTGAGATAAGCAGGGCAGGCACCGGCCTGGCCGCGCTTCAGTTGCCCAAGCTCCCTGGCCCGCTCGATCAGGCGTTGCATGACCGCGGGAGAGGGCAGGCGGCGCTGTTTGCGCTCAATCGGCGCCTCGATGCCCTGGGCGGGGTTGCCGTCCAGGAACCCACGGTTACGGCCCCACTGCATGACGAGTCGCAAGTAGCGCAGGGCATGGGCTGCCTTTGATGGCGTGCCCTCGTCGGCAATGCTGTCGATGATCCGCTGGATCAGCGCAGGGGTGAACTTGCGAACGGCAAGGTCACCGAGGGGCTTGTTGAGCTTGGTGGGAATCTTGAGGAGGACGCCCCGGGAGTAAACGTAGTCGTCCTTGCTCTTGATGCTGAGCCGTTTGAACCTGGCGCTTTCATGGTACTGCTCGCACATGTAGCGGAGGCTGTCACGATCAATGCCGGCGCGCTCCTCCATGATTCGGTGCAGCTCCGACAGGTTGGCCAGCGGCGTTGCAATGTTCTGCCGGCGCTGCCGGCCGGCCTCGTCGCGATCGAGGGTATACCAGGTGCCTTTGCCGCGATGGTCATAGAAAACGGCCGCTGGAATAGCGGCCTGGTCGATGTGTGTGGGGATGTTCGGGTTGTGCTTTCGCTTCCTGGATTGCCTCATAGAATCTCGACGCCGTACTGCTCCTGGGGCGCCGGCCGTAGCCCGCCGGCCTGGTTGATAAGTTCCACGGTAGTCCAGGGGCCGGTGCGGCCCCTGAACAAGCGGATACCCTGGTCGTGCAGGGTCCGCTCCACGTCAGCGCGCCGGACGTAGCCGGTGATGCGTTTGAGATCCTCGAATGTGAGCACGCCGGTGGCTCCGCTCATGGCTGGGCCTCCAGTGTATCGCCGCCGGTCGGTGACCTCTGCCGAGAAACTCCGCGGCCGGCTTCTCGCTTAGGATGGCTAAGCTCCAGGAAAACGAAGCGGTCGGCCCTGGCCAGCATGGCCAAGGCGTTGAGAACAGCACGCCAATCGCTCGGCGTACTGCTGGTATGGATGATCGGACGCTCTGGCTTGGTGAAACGCAGGTGTCCGCCGTTGGTTTGGACCACCTTCCAGCCGTTGCCCTGGGCGTACTGGAGCAACGGCAGGAGGCTCTTCGAGCGCCCACAACGACGGCCGCCCTGGAGGAACACGACGCGGCTCATGGCGCATTGCCCTCCCCGCAGTTCGGGCAGTTACCGTAAACCTGGCGTTCGCTCAGGAAGCGACCGCAGCCGCCGCAGTTGACGGTGTAGCGGCGGATCCGCTGGCGTTTCACTTTGGGCAGCTTAAGGGCGGCACCCCGGAGCGCTTGTTTGTGATTGAGTTGGTCGGCGCGGACAACGTTGCGTGACCGCATGACGATGTAACCACACGGCCACACTTCAAACCCGCGCTTTAGATAATGCTCCGATTCCGCTGCCCCTGGGTGAATGGCTTCTTCCAAGTTTGACGTCGGCGCGCCGGTACCGCTGATCCACACCAGGTCGTTGCCGTCCCAGTTGTGCACGAAGGACACATAAATGCGGCCGTCCTCGTTGCGATCCGCAGCGGCTTCCGATTTGGTGATGTATTGGCTGTCGACGCCAATCTCTGTCCGGGTTTCGACATAGGCCTTTGGCCAAGGCAGGTCCGTTTCGCGGCACTCGTACTGTCGCACCGCTTTTTCCCTGGTGAAGAGTTCGGCCTCGTCCAGGTTGGAGGTGTAGCCGCCGCCGTTCCTCCAGAACATGGCCCGGCTACCGACGTTGCTGCGGCTGTCTTGAAGGTAGAAAAGGTCAGCCATGGGCCACCTCCAGTTGTTGCTTGATCCGCCGGCCGATCCAGCGCACCACCGGTACCGCCTTGCTGTTGCCGATAGCCTTGTAGCGCGGGCCGTCTGGGCATTCCTCGGCGAGCTTGCCGCGCCAGGGAATCAAGGTGTAGTCGTCCGGCATGCCCTGCAGGCGCTCGCACTCGCGCGGGGTCAGTCGACGTACCTGCTGGCCAGCAAGCGTCGGCGGTTGCTGCCCGTTGGCAAGGGTGTGGCAAGGGTCGCCTGGTCGCGGGTTGCTCCGGTTGGCGGCGCTGGTGATTTGCGTCGGATCGAACACCAGGACTGCGTTCTCCTGGCCGCTGTTACGGCCAAGAGGGTGTACTTGGTCAATGCAGATGTCTGGGTCTTGAGTACCGTGCACCACCAGCAACCCGGCCTCGGCATCCTGCTGAGTAGCGCTGCCTGCGGCCTTTCCGCTCGCCTGCAGGGTGCCGGCAGTCAGTGGGATGTCATCGAGGCTGTAACCGCCAGACTTGCGCGCGCCGCCTGCCAGCGTCGGGGTGATGCAGAACGTCTCCGACGCGAAGTCGTTGCGCACGCCGTGGGCGGTCAAGGCCCCAGCTTGGAACAGACTGCTCTGGTTCTCGCCCCCGAACGCTGGCACGCCAGCCATGACTTCGACGCCCGGGCCTTCGTCTCCCTCGCAGTTTGGGCAGCCGTATTCGCCTAGGCTGCAGCCGTAGACGTACCCGCACCCGCACTGAAGAGCAGGGCCGAATGGAGCGTGACCGGCAACGTCTTGCCCCTCACCTCGGCGCGGCGCAGTATCCCGGCGCACGCCTTCGGACTCAAAAAGTACCGCGGCGGGATCGAACCTTGCTCGAGCACTTGCGACAACGAACACACGGCGGCGTCGTTGGGCCAGGCCGAAATATTGGGCATCCAGCACCCGCCATGCGGCTGCTCTCCGGGGGCCATACACACAACCAGCGTCCGTCCATTTTCCCCCTGGCGGGACGAGCGCATCGGATTCGCCCACCAGGGCCCCGAGGAAGCACCCGAACGCATTGCCTTTGTCGGATAGGACACCGGGGACATTTTCCCAGACGACGATGCACTCGTCTCCGGCGGGGCGAACATGGTCAACTGCATCGGCCAACTCCACATATTTGATTGTCAGGGCGCCGCGAGGATCAGCCAGGCCGGCGCGCATGCCGGCCACGCTGAACGCTTGGCATGGGGTACCGCCGACGAGGATCAACGGTGCATGGGTGCTGCCGAGCAGCACTTCGCGGGCGATCTTGGTCATGTCACCCAGGTTGGGAACCTGCGGCCAGCGGTGTGCCAGCACGGCAGAGGGGAAGGGCTCGATCTCGGCGAACCAGCGAGGCTTGAAGTCCAGGCACTCCCAGGCCAAGGACGCCGCCTCTATACCGCTGCATACACTGCCATAGGTGATCCGCTGATTAGCGCGCATGGCGGCGACCTCCCTGGGCTTTCTTGGCGGCGATGTTGTCCATGTAGGTAGCCCACTCGGCGCTCTTCCGCTGTTGGCGGATGCGGCTGCAACTGGTGTGCTTGCGGGTGGAGCGGGCCTTGCCGCAGATGTCGCAGATGCTGGGCAGGTCAAGGCGGTGGCTGGCCATGGTCGGACGTTCACGCATGGGGCGCCTCCTGGCCAGCCTGGACTGCGATGGCGGCATCGATTGCCTTACGCTTCAACTCTTTCACGGCGGCCGTGCCATTGGCCCAATCTCCGGTATGGATAACTGCGGGGTATTGCTTGTCGCTCATAAACCCTTCCTCGACATAGACCTCATGGCGTTTTCCGGGGATGAGTTCGACCACTACCTTGCGATGCTTCTCAAGCATAAAGTCGAGGCGCGCAGTGTCATCTAGCCCCTGTAGCGCTGCTGGCATAGAGGCGGCGAGTAGAGTCTCAATCTCCTTGAGTCGATCCTGGGCGTCGGTGACGTAGGACGGGGCGAAGCCGTTGGGCACGCGCGGGCGGCAGCCGGCCAGCCAGATGACCTTCTGGCAGGCGTCCAGGTCGCGGTGGATCTTCTTCAACTGCTCGACGGACACGAGGCGCAGCTCTGGCGCTGGCGTGGTAGCCTGTTCGGTGCTGACTTCGGGGGTTTGTGCTTGCATGGTGCTTCTCCTTGGGGTTGGTTGGCGTCTGGGGGTTGCCGCCCCCAGACGCCGCTTCTTCTCCGGCTTGGCCGGTGTCAGTTGATACGAATCTTCCTTCCGTCCGAAATGACATAGAGGTTCACGTCGCGTAGCCGGTACTGGCTGCCAGGTCCGCCGGCGACGCAATACTCTCCGCCGTGGTCGTTCAGGACCCGAACCTGAAACGGGTACTCTCCCTGGCTCTTTGCCAAGCTCGCCTGATGTGCGTACTTGCTCGACTTCTTTATTTCCGCGTACAGCTGCTGGCCTGCGGATTGGACGCCGTGCGGGCCGTGGGCCAGCTCGAATCCTTCCCAGCGGGCCTGGGTAATCGGGTCGACGTAGCCGGTGCCTGCCTCATTGCGTGCGGTCGGCCAGCTGTTGATGTCGGCCAAGTCCTCGAAGGCGAGAACCATGCTCAAATCGTTGAGTGCTGGCGTGTTCATGCGCGCTCACCCAGCTTTGCCACGCGGGCTGCCTCGTACTCACGGGGTAGGATTTCGACCGCGCCGCTGATCCATCCGGATGATGGCTTGCCCGCCGCAATATTCTCCTCGTGCTCTATCTGGTCGATGCTGAATCCGAGGTGGAAGTACGCGGCGCCCTGATGCTCGAACTTGATACCCCCGCAGAGCAGCAAGTTGCCGGTGTTGATGGTGAGGCGCTCCCAGAAGCCGTGACTGCTCAGGCTTTCAGGGCAGTGCTCTTTCCACTGAGCGCGCAGCCTCTCGTGCTCAGCGCGGATACCTGCACGCTGCTCCTTGCTGAGCCCCTTTGGCAGAACTGCCTCATTCCGCAGGGTGCGAAACCCCCATTCATCAGGTCGACGCCAGTGAACGTCCAGCGCGCGGTCGGCGGGCAGCTTCACGCCGCCGGCGAAGTGCGAGTCGATACTGCACATGGGTGCAACTTTGCCGCCGAAGATTTCGCCCAGCTTGACCAGCTGTTCATTCAGCCGGTCTTTCGCCTGGTAGAACTCCTGGACGATGGCCACCACCTCGGGGGCCTCGGATTTGTAGTAGTAACTCTGCATGGTGCTTCTCCTTGGGATGGTGCCCAGGCGTTGCCGCGCCTGGGCGTGTGATTCGATCAGTACGGAACGAAGCAGGAACAAACGCTGTACGTGATTTGATCCATGACCCTCTTGCGCTGCTCACGGGTGAGGTCGATCAGCAGGCTGAGCACGTCTACAAGGGCCATCACTTGCCCACCGTTTTTGGCGGCGCGCGGGCTTAACTGGTCGGAGTGCTGTTCCAGAAGTGCCTTAGTGTGAAAGGGGGCTTGCTGGTTGAAGGTCCAGAGCAACGCATCGGACTGTTGATCCACAGCACGCCCGAAAGCGCCAGCCTGTTTGGCAGAGAGCTGGTGCAGGTCTTCAGACTGTTGGGGCGCCTCCAGGTAGTTCTGGGGGCCAACCAGAAAGACGCGCACAATCCGACTTTCCAGGGCTTCGCTGCACTGGAGCTGTTCGTTGCTGCAGATCGTTACTGCGCCCTTGAATTCGGCTCCCTCCATACCGCTTGCGCCGCCGTAATGGATGGCGGTGCCCTTCGAGTAGAGAGGCTTCAACTCGTCCCAGTCGAACCGGTCCTCATCCTCGTCCCGTGGTGGCAGGCGCGTTGCTTCATAGGCAACGACCTGATTCCCTGCTTTGGCAAGCAGCCGAAGGCGTCCGGCGCGGGTGGCGTGCTCAGGCGCACAGGCTGAAAATGACTCTTCCCCGAGCAATTTCCCCAGATAGCTCTGCAGGAGGGTCTTGCCACTACCCGGTTCACCAGTGATATGCAGAAATGGGTAGCTCTGGTGCTCCGACCGGATCGACTGCGCGAATCCTGCGCCGAGCCACCACGCCATGGCGATGACTCCCTGGGCACCAAACACGGTCCAGAAGTCGTCGAAACGGATGGCTGCTTTCAGTTCGTTTGTTTGCATGGTGCTTCTCCTTGGGTTGGCCCAGGCGTTGCCGCGCCTGGGCACTTGGGTTAGCGGGCCGCGATGGCCAGCAGGTTGGGGGTCAGGTAGCCGGCGGCGATCAGTACCACCAGCGTCAGGCCGCTGATGGCCAGCGTGGCGAGGGTTTCGCGCCGGCTGTCCTGGTGGAACTCGTCGTGGTCGTTGTCGCGTTGCATGGTGCTTCTCCTTGGGGTTGATGCCCGGGCGTTGCCGCGCCCTGGCGGGGTGTCACACCTGCTGAAACAGCCAGCAGCGGACGGTTTTGTTTGGGCTGAATGCGTCGGTTTTCCGCGCGGAGTTGATGGCCTTATTCGATTCCAGGAACTTGGGCGCCTTACTGGTCTTGAGCAGCCGCTTCAACTCGCTAATAGGGGGCACCTGCTGACGCTTGTTCGCTGCAGTCTCGACAAACTCGTTGAGGTTCACCGCGATGAAACCGGGTTTGCGGGAGTGGTTGAGGCTGCCGACGTCGCCGTCGCCCATACCGTCGAGGAACTCGAACAGGTCCCAGAACTCGCGCACGGTCGGGTGGTCGGCGTTGATGGCTTGCTGGCGTTCCTCGGCCATGTGGGCGATTTCGGCATGCACCAGGGCGGCGCGTTCGGCGCCGAGCGGTACCACCAGGGCCAGCGCATCGACCAAGCTGCGCAGCTGAGCGTGGTTCTTGGCGATACGCACGGTGCGGATACCAGGGATAGCGAGCAGCTCCTGCTCGTATCCAGAGGTGCGCTCGTCCAATAGCTTCACGATCTCCGGCTCGCGCTGCATGGCCTTGATCAGGAAGCCGCTCAGGTTCTCGATGGGCATGCGCTCCAGCTGCTCGGCCAGGAGCTTGGTTTCCGGCGTCTGGTGCTCACGTGTAAGGTGGACGTGGCCAAGGCGTTGCAGGATCGGCTCGGAGGCATTGACCGGGTTGTTCTGCGCGATCAACAGGGCGGCCCGGAAAGGCGGCTCGCGTGTGTCGTTGCCGTTGTTCTTGACGCCGGTGGAGCGGACGCTGCGGCCGTTGTAGGCGGTCTTGAGCTCGTCCCAGTCGAAGTGCTTAACCGGCTGACCATCCTTCTGTTCACGCTCTGACTCGATCAGCACGACCGGCAGGTTTCCCACCTGGGCGAAGTTGCGCGCCCGGCTGGCCGGGGTCGCTTTGGAAGGGTCGAAGCCCTCGTACTCAGTGCGGCCCACCAGTTTCCACAGCAACTCCACCAGCGTGGTTTTACCTGAGCCAGCCTCGCCGACCAGCTCCAGGAACAGATAGGACTTCTGCAGCTGGCGGATCTGTTCAGCATGTAGCGCGCCCAGCCACCAGGTCAGCACGACCGTGCCGCGAACGCCAAAGCAGCGCCAGAACACGTCGAACCAGCCCTCGTTATAGCTGTTCAAGTCGGTATTGATCTGCAGCACAGGCGACTGGCTCTGCGACTTGATGCTCAGTGGGCCAACTTCGAAAAAGTCCTCCTCGTTGAGCTTGTAGACCTTGCCGTTGGCGATGGCGATATCGTTGAAGACGTAGGCCCCGTGCTCGCGGCTGTAGCCGATCCAGTCAATGGTGTTGACGGTTTTCAGCCGGTCGAGCTGAGGTTCGAGCATTCGCTCCAACTGCATGGAGTTGCCGGTGTACATGGAGCCATTCGAGACGTGGAGCAGACGCTTCTTGAACTCAGGCATTGACGTCAGCTGCGGCGCGGTAAAAGTGCTCTTGATAGCTGGGCCGTCTGGACGCTCGATGCGGAAGTAGTACCAGGCCTCGTCGGTCACGTCGTTGCGCATGTAATACAGCGCCTGGAAGTAGCAACTGGCAATGCGGACCACGGCGCCGCACTGGCGTAGGGCTTTGTCGCGGCGCTGGCGGTCGCTGAGCAACTGGTCGTCGTGCTTATCCGAGCTTTCCAGCTCGCGAATGGTGCGGTCGTACTTCTCCAGGTCGAACTTGAACCAATACAGCTTGTTCTTGAATGAAAAGGAGAATTCGGCCTTTGGCTTCCAGTCGTACATGAGTAGGCCCTTCTCCTCGGCCGTATCGGCCAGCAGCAGGGCGCCCTCATGGCGGGCCTCGTCGAGGTCGTTCTGGATACGCTTGGCGCGTTCGTCGTCCCCTTCGATGAAGGTCCAACGCTGGTGCAGGTCGTTCCAATCCACCTTCCTGCCGCGCTGCGGAATCATGGCCGCCTCGCAGGTGAAGCCCAGCTCGGTGGCCTCCTTTGCATAGCGACGGACGTTAGCCCGGGCAACGGGCTCGTTGTCCAGCGCCCAGACCAGTTTTGGCAGGCGCTGGCCGGCTTCCTGGCGTAGCTTAATCAGCGCCTTGAGTGACTCGATTGGAAACGGTGCGCTCGACATCATCGACACGGCAGTAATGTCGTGGTGCAGCAGGGCGATGGCGTCGAAGATGCCCTCGTTAATCCACAGCTCGTCCACCTCCAGCAGGTCAACGCTTGGCGGGCACCACCAGACGCCCTTGTAGCTCTCCCCTGGCTTGAAGCGGGCCTTCTGCTTACCGAACCGCTCGGGCCGGTCGATCAGGCGCTCCCAGTAACCACCCTTTTCCAGAGCGAAACGCACGGTAGCGCTGACGGCATTGTGGTCACGGCTCCAGTAGGTTTCCTGGCTGTACCAACCCTCGATCAATTCCAAGCGAAAGCCCCTGGCGAACTCCAGGTAGGCGCGAGCCGTGGCGGTGGGGTTCTCCACGGTAGAAGGGGCGGTCTTGCTCCATTCGTTGAACAGGTCGTCGTAGATGTCCTTGACGTGGACCCGGTGGCCGCACTTTTCCGGACGGCCACAGATCAGCATCCAAGGCGAGTCGTGGAAGGTGTAGAGGGTCTTCTTGCCGCAACTGTGCGCAGGGCACTTGCCCTTGCGCATGTAATTGGTGCCGGTCATGTGCTTGAGCTCGTAGTCGCGCTCAAGGCGTTTGAGCACCTCGACCCTGATTTTCTCTTTCATTTGCATAGCGGTGCGGGCCTTAGTGGTTGGCGTCGAGGGCGGCTTTCAGCGCGCCGATCGTGCGTTTGTGCCCGGCCAGTGCCGGGTGGTCGTCGAGGATTCGGTTGCTGCGCAGGAACTCCGGCACCTGCCGGTAACGGTCGTCGTACCAGTGCTCAGTCATGCCGCGGCGCAGCTCGCAGCGCAGGCTGGTGAGCAGGGCTTCTGCCACGGGCTTGGGCATGTCCAGCTGGATGGCAATGGCTTCTGGCATGACGACAACCTCGAATCGCGGATATAGCTTCCCCAACCCCACGACAGTGGGCCTGGGCGTTTGTGGTTATTGGGTGGCCAGGTAGGCCTGGAATCGATGCGGCAGGATGCGCAGAGGGATCGGGACGCGATCACCGGACAGCACGTCCACCAGGTGGACTATGCCGCCGCCGGCGGCCCCGGCCGGATCGGCCTCCAGACGGAACAACCGGGAGGCCTTGCCCTCGGTCATTTGTCCCATGGCGAGGTGGACCAGATCGGCCGCCATGAAGGCAGGCACCTCAAGGGTGTTTACCAGGTGGTTGGTGGCACGCTCGAACAGGTCGCCCTGGTCGCCCAGGTGCTCGGCCTGGTGGCGCAGCAGAAAACCCAAGGCCGCCAGCTGCATGCTGTAGCGGTAATCCTTTTCGCTGGTAAGTGGCATGGCGGTGTTCATGCGGTGGCCTCCACGGCATCGAGTAGGTCGAGCTGGTTGGTTTTCTGGCGGCTGTCGCGCAGCGCTTGCATGCGCTGAACAGAAGGGGCAATTGGCAGCACCATGCGGGGGCGGTCGATGCCGGACGGGCTCAAGGCGTAGTCCCAGGACAGCGAGCCGGTATAGGTGGCGCCACACAAGATGTTCATGCACTGGCCGTACATGGTCTTGAAGTTCGGAGTCTGCGCTTCGCTGTTGCGAATCCGCATACGGCTACCGCAGGCCGGGCACAGGCACTTGTAGCCTCCGTTGCTGGGTGTGCTCATGGCCGGGACTTCCTGTGCAGTGTGATGACGGCGCCTACCTCGGCATGGAGCGCGGCAATATGGGCACGGTGGGCGGCGACGATCTCGGCCAGCTCGCCCTCGTCGATGTTGCCGTTGGCCAATGCCTTGGCAATCACCTGGGCGACGCGGCCCTCTTTCAGGTCTGCGTCCAGGGCCATGCGGTACAACTCGACGTTGTCCAGCTCGGCCCGTCCGGGCATGAGTACGAAGACGCCGCCGTAGAGGCTGCAGACGAAGTCGGGCAGAAAGGTTGTGCCGGCGTCGTGCTCGAGCATGTGCAGCTGCTCGTCGGTGAGCGGCCGGTGTCCGGCGTTTTCGTATGCGTGGTTATCAAACTTCTTGAGCGGGTATCCCAGGCGGGCGGCTGCACACTCGCGGCCGCCCGGGTAGGCATTGATCACTTCCAGAACTACCTGCCGGCGTGTTTCAAGAATTGAGCGCGTCATGTTCTCGTTTCCTCCTTGAGCCGGCGGCACTACTGTGCAGCCACGCCTTCTTTGATGCCGAGCGCGACGGCCGCCCGGTGCGCTTCGCCTCGCAGGCATTTCTTTTGGCCCAGGAGAACGGCGTAGACAGTGCTGGGATGGAGATCGTGCTGCAGTGCGAACGCTTTAACGGTGACGCCTTGCTGTTCAAGGCGTTTGCGCGCGTCTTTGCAGGCTTGCTCGGATATACAGGTGGCGTGCATAGTGGGGAATCGTGCAAGTTCGTGTAGTGGTATGCGAAGGATGATGCACGATTGTTCATTTGTAAATAGGCAGAGGGAACGTTTGTGCATCTTTCTGAAGAAATAGGTGCGCGCCTTCAGTCCGAACGTAAGCGTCTCAATCTCACTCAAGAGCAATTTGCCGGCCTCGTTGGGGTTTCCAAGCGGACCCTGGCCAGCTATGAGGCTGGCTCTCGCGAAGCGGGGGCTCTGCTGTTGAGTCACTCCGCATCAGCAGGCGTGGATGTCCTGTACGTTGTTACTGGACAGCGTCTGCCGGTGGCCGAACGAGAGCTGGCCACCGATGAGATTGAGATTGTGAGCCGCGTCAGGGATCTGGACGATGAGGACAAAGGTGCGGTAATGCGCTTGCTGAAGGCGTTCAGCCGTAAACCATAGGGAGTGATGATGATTAAAGGGATTTCCAGGCCGGCACTATTGGCCGTAGCGCTGGTGATGGCAGGTTGTGGTGCTGATGAGAAAGTGCAGAAGATTTCCAGCAAGGACTACAAGGGGCCTTGGCCATTCACGGTAGATTCCGTTGACCTGTTGTGTGAGGGACAGTCGCCAAAAGCGCTGGCGAGAACCTCAGACGGGACTATCTACGCATTGAATGGAAGCGCGCGTAGTGTGGCGAAAGAACACTCGTGGGCCGATGGCCAGGACATCACCAAGCCTGACCCCGCGTTGCCGGGCGTGAAAATGGACTACAGCAATATCGTTCAACTGGCCCAGTCTCTCTGCCGTGGCGCGTGAATTTGTGCCTGATTTTCCTTTCGTAGGCTGGTGGCACGCCAAATCATGCTGAAAATCGCTCATTCCCCGGGTGCTTTGGTCGGCGCCGAAACTGGTGCCGGGTGCTCGTACGTGTTGAATGGAGTGACACATGTCGGTGATGAAAGAGGTGCAGACCAACCAGGCCCAGAAGCTCAAGCAGCTTGAACTGAATCAGCGCGAACGGATGATCGTGTTGATGTTCCGGCGGCTTGATGAGCAAAGTCAGAGCGACATTATTCGGTTTCTCGATGCGCTACTGCCTCCACAATAGACAAAACCCGGCCAGGCGCCGGGTTTTTTTTGAGCTCAAACTTTCTTGGCTTGCATCCTCTTCCATTCTCTATCCACCGCTCGCTGTGCGCTGGACTTGCTGGCGTAGAGGTGCGTGAGGCGCCGCGGCGAGGTCTGATCGCCGGCGGTGATTTTCTTCTGTGCCCCTGTCTTCTCCTCGCGGTACCAGGCGACGATGCCGGTGTAGTTGTCCTTGTGCTCGGCCAGTTGTTCGATGTCGTCACCGTCTGGCAACTTCGACTCCAGGTCCAGGCTGGTGGTGAATGATTCCGGCGTGAAGCTGTGCCGAATGTTGCCGCCGAGCCAGACAATGGCTGCGATCTCGGCCTTGATGCCGTACAGGCTATAGGTCTGGTCCGGGGTCAGATCTGGGCGCCCTTTCGCCAAGGTGTAGCTGAGGGTTGCGGTACCACGCTGTAGGCGCTTGAGCTCGGCGCGGGCGGCTCGAATGGCGCTGGACTGGTCGGCGTAAGTGTGGCGCAGCTCCTTGAGATTCTCGCCGCCGCCGGCAATGGCCTCTTTCTTCGCTGCGCTGTTGACCTCGTAGTAGTAAGCCTTGACGCCGGTGTAGGCGTCGCGGTCGGCCTGGAGAAAACGGTGCTGGTCGCCATCTGCGCGGGTGAGCACAACGTGCGGCAGTGTCAGGCCGCTGGCTGTCGTGCTCTTTCCAGTATTCATGAATAGCAGCCGGCCGGCCTTGATGTTCGCGATTGCGTCATGCTCCTGGCCAAGGCGCGTGAGTAGGTTGGCGTCGCTCTCGTTGGCCTGGTCCAGGTGCAGCAGTTCGAGGGCGGCGAGCGCCGCACTGACCACTGGAGCGAGCCCATGAGCGGAGGCGATGGCCCCAATCACGGTGCCGAGCGTGGTGCTGTGCCAGCTGCGTTCCCGCTTGACCTTGAGCCCTCCGCGCAGGTCTGCGCTACGGGCCCGGATACTGAGCGTGTCAGGGGCGCCGCTGTGCTCGGTTTCGTCCACTGTGAAACTGCCTTTATCGACCAGTCCGGTATCGCTCCAGCCAAGCCACAGGCGCACGCTGGCGCCCTTGGGCGGGATGGCCAGCAGGCCGTCGTGGTCGCTGAGATTGATGTCGAGCTGGTCCGCTTCCATGCCGCGGTTATCGGTGAGCTCGATGCTGACCAGGCGCTGCTCGATATCGAGGGTAATGTCGCGGCCGTTGACCACCACGCGGCAGATCGGCCGGGGATAGGCGGTGGCCTCGCGGTAGCGTTGGGCTGCACTGTTCAGCAGATCTCCTGCCTGTTCCAGCACGCTCATAGCACTCCCCTCAGGACGTTGCCCACTGTGCCAGTGAGGCTGCCGAGGAGGTCGACGCGGCCGTCGTCGATGCGGACCAGCTTGATGGTGAATTCAATGCGGCGTGCCGCACCGTCGCGAAAGAAAATGGTCCGCGTCTCGGATATGGACTCAATCACCCAGATTCCATAGAGCTTGCCGGTGCCCTCGATCAGGGGCCAGGCCTTACCGGTGTCGGCCATCATGCGCAACGTATCGAGGCTGAGCGGGCTGCCGACCAGCCCGGGCAACAGCACGCCGGGTAGGGTGATGCTGTCGTCGCCGCGGCCCAGGTACTGGCGGGCAGGATTTGTGCCGATGCGCGAGGTGCTGCCGTGGCGCCAGTCTGTCTGGCGCTGGAACTCCTGGTAGGCCAGGGTCTCCAGGCTGAATACGAACATGCCGAGGGACATCATCATGACGGGTCAATCCTTGTCTTGCAGGGCCGAACGGACACGCGCGGACTTGCTGCGTTCGCGTTCGTCCAGGAGCTGGTTGAGCATTTGGCGCAGGCCGGCGGTATCGGTACCAGGCGTCGCCTGGATAGTGATTTGGTAGGTGTCGCCCTGCACGACCACACCACCGGAGCGGCCACTCGCTGGAGCCAGGGGCGCGCGGTTGTCCATTGCGATTGCTGGGCCGGTCATACCAGGGGGTACGGTGCCGGCGGTGAGCGTCTTGCTCATATCCACCACAGCACCCAGCTGGTTGTCCATTGCAGTTGCAGGGCCGGTCATGCCAAGGGTCACGGCGCCGGCGGCGACGAGCTTCTTGCCCATGTCCACCACTGCGGCCAGCGGGCCGCCCTGGTTGTTCGCCAGGCCCTGCTCAAGGCCGGCCATGGTGAAGCCGCCCAGCTCGGCGAATACGCGCGACGGTGAATGGATGCCGAGCTTCTCCTTGAACCAGCCCACGGTGCTATCGGCGGCGCCGGTAATGGCTCCCTTGACTGCAGTCAGGCCGTTGGTAATGCCCTGGACCATGCCCTGCATCAGCATGCTGCCGAAGTCCGTGAACTTGCCCGGTAACTCGACGCCGAAGTAGTTCATTACCGCGGCGAAGGCCCGATAGAACATGCCGATAGGGCTGAAATTGGCAATCAGGCCCAGGATGCCGGTGAGGCCGCCATTGAAGCCCGCCTTTATCTCGGCCCACAGACCCAGAAAGAACGCCTTCACGGGTTCCCAGTTCGTGTAGATCAGGTATGCCGCTGCAGCAATGGCGGTTACCACCAGGCCGATAGGGTTCATCAGGAGCGCTCGGCCGACCAACAGAATGGCCTTGCCTACCCAGAGTAGGGCAGCACCAACCCCCTTGAACGCTGCAGCAGCTCCCAGGCTCTTGATGCCAATTAGAGTTAGGGCGTAACGCACTATCGCAAACGGGCCGAGCATGCTCGCCAGCATGATGCCGATTGCTCCACCTACGGCGAGCAGTAGCGCCAGCCCGGCGGCAGTCTTGAAAATGGCAGCGGTGAGTCCAGGGTTTGCTTTCACCCACTCCTTGACGCTGACAGCGACATTGCCCAGGTCGTTAATCAGGTCCTTGAGCTCTGGCGCGATGGTAGCGCCGATCTCCGACATGGCATTGGTCCAGCTACCCTGGGCGGCCTCTATCGTGTTGGTGAGGGTGCTCAGTTGCTCGTTAACGCGGGTTCGCAGGTCGGCCTGGTCTTTCATCTTGGCCGCGACCTCGTCATAGCCGGCGATTCCCTTGCTCATCATCGTATTGAGGACTTGCAGGGTTTCACTGTCATCGCCGAACAGGTCCTTGATCAGTTGCAGGCGAGTTTCGGTATTCAGGGCATTGAGTTTGCTGAGTTGGGCATACATTTGTTTGATGCTACCGAACTCTCCCTTGCCGTCTGTGAAGTTGAGGGACAGGTCGATGCCCTTCAGTGTTTTCAAGTCGTCGAGGGTCTTCTTGATTTTGCTCGTATCCATCGCGCCCTGGAACACCTTGCGGTAGGCGTTGCCGGCGGACTCTCCAGCCATCCCGGTCTGGTCCATCATCACCAACAGCGGGGCAAATGTGTTGGCTGCCTCCAGGCCTTGCTTCTTGATGATGTCCATGACGGGGCTGATCTTGCTGAAGCCCTGGAGCATGTTGTTGTCGTCGACGCCCAGGTAGTAGGCCCGCTGGATTGTGTCCATCAGGCTCATCATGTCTTTCTCGGGTGTACGAGTGGCGTCCTGCATCTTCGCTGCGAACTCTGCGGCAGCGGTTACAGGTTTCTGCAGCTGTACCCCGAGATAGGCTGCGGCTTCGCCGGTGCCGCCCAGGATCGACTGTGAGCTGATGCCCTGCCGGCGCAACATGGTCATCATTTCTTGAAAGTCAGCAGTTGTCCCGGGCAGTCGGTCGCCCAGTCCGTTTGCCAGCTCAGTGATGCGCGTGAAGTCCGCGGCGACCTGGCCGTTCTTGTCCATCATCGCCACCTTGAGCTGGGTGGCAGCGTTCTCGGCTGGGGCGAAGGCATCGACCATGCCCTGCAGGGGCTTGGCCAGGGCATACCCGGAGGCGACGCCAGCAGCGCCACCGGCGGCCATGCTGCCCGCTACATGCTGGGCCTTCTCGAACTGAGCCTTGGCCGCTGCAGTTTGCCGCGCCTGCCGGCTCAGTGCCTGCATGCGCTTGGTCTGTTCGCTGATGGTCTGGTTGGTCTGGTCGATGCGTTGGCGCAGGTCGCGCTCTTGCTGGCTGAGGTTGCGTGTGCTGATGCCCGCGGCGCCGAGCTTGGTGCGCAGCCCCTGGAGCTGAACCTGCTGTTCCTGGTGTTGCTTCTTGAGAGCCGTGGCCTCACGGATCGCGGCCTTGAGATCGCGCGTCATTTGGCGAGTAGGCGCGCCCGTGCTGGCCATGTCCCTGCCCAGGGCCTTTACTCGATCTCGGGCGGCTTGTAGGGCGGTGTCGGTTTGTTCGCTGGCAGCGCGCAGGGTGCGCCAGCTGCTGATGTCGGCTTGCTGTGCTTGCAGCTGCTTGAGCTGGTCGCGGGAGTCCTTGAGGGCTCGGCCGAGGCCGATGCTGCCCTGGGTGATTGCGCGAATGGGGCGTGTGACACGGTCGATGGCCTGGAGAACAACTTCAAGTTTCAGGTCACGCCCCATTGCTTTTCTCCCAGCGTATTCTGGCCCGCTCGCGCCATTCGATCAGATCAGAAAGCGCCAGCGGGTCCATGTCCGCCGGCGTCCAGTGAAACACCATGGCCAGGTCAGCCATGGCGTCCTCTATGCAGCGAGGACAGCCTCCTTGGCCGACTTCTGCAGCAAAAAACCAGATACCGCAATGCCGCAGGCCATCAGGTCGGCGGGGTCCATGGTGCCGATCTCATGGTCAGTGAGGCTCGGGATGCTGATGCGTGGCAGAACCTTGCGCAACGCGAGCACGTCCATTTGCACCAGGTCGACCAGCGTGACGCCCCGCAGCTCGCCGCTCATGGGTTTGCGCAGGGTGATGCTGTCGACGGTGCTGTCGCCGCGCTTGAGCGGCGTGTCGAGAATGACGATGGTGTTGTTCGGATCCTGGGGCTTTTCGGTGGTGTCAGTAGTGGCCATGGGGTTGCTCCTTGGTGATATGTTGCCCGCCGGCCGGTTTGCCGGAGGGCGGTGGGGTTAGATACCGAGCGCCTTGCGGTGCTCGGCCAGCAGGTCATCGCCGTCAACGACGAGGATGAAGTTGAGCAGGTCGATTTCGACGACTACTTGGCCGTCAACGGTGAGCTTGTAGTAGCTGAGGGCGGTGGTGATCTTGTGCTCGGTGTCCTCGCCCGGTTCGGCGTCGCCGAAGTCGATCTCTTCATGCCGGCCGCGCGTGACGATCTCAACCGCGCTGACTTCGCCGGTGTCGTCACGCTGCACTGAGCCAGCAAAGCGCAGCTGTACGGCATCGACCTTGACTGCTCCGTATTGGCGCAGGGCGATTAGGTCCCAGCCACCGAGGGTCCATTCCAGCTGCAGGCCGTCGTCGCTGTGGCCCATATCGGCCTTCACCGGGCCATCCATGCCGCCGCCCCGATAGGCCTCCAGCTTGCGACCCAGAACGGGCAAGGTGACGGCCTTGGCTACGCCCAGGTAGCTGTTGCCGTCGTTGAACAGGTTCAGGTGTTTGAGCTTTTTGGGCAGTGCCATTGTCGGGCTCTCCTATTGCGCGGCCGGGGCCGCGCGGGTGAATGGGTTAGGCAGCCACGCGGGCGGCGAAGTCGACCAGGAAACGGTCGGTGATGCGCTGGCGCAGCATGAGATTTTCGAGCGGCGGGACTGGGGTGTAGTCGTAGTCCAGGAATAGCTTGCCGGCCTTGAGGGTGTCCTTGTCGTTGACCGCCTCGTCGTACCAGCACTCGCCGCCGATCAGGTAGCCCAGGCGTGTCAGCTCGCGGAACTTGGCGTTGATGCCCTCGACGATGTCGCGCACCAGGCTCGGGTGCATCGGCTTGTCGATGGCCCAGAGGTGCGCCTCGGCCATCGTGTCGGCCAGCACCTGGGCGGTGCGGGTGTAGTTCTCGAAGGCAAAGAGCGGATCATTCGCACAGGTGCGCGAGCCCCAGAACCGGAAGCCGTCGCGGCGAATCAAGGTCGTGATTTCGGCGGCGTTGAGCAGGCCGGCATCGGTGGCTGGGTTCTGCAGGTCCCAGTAGATGTCCTTGGACAGGCCCGAAACGCCGTTAACTGGCACGTTGGACAGGGTCTTGTGCCAACCGATCTGCTCGTCGAGCTTTGCGCGCAGGCCCAGGGCGCGTGCCACGGCATTGGCCGGGGCGTTGGCATTGGTGACGGTGTCCCAGGAGACGAAATCAGGGTGAATGAGCATCAGCTCGCGGGCGCCGAAGTTCTCGCGGTAGGCGATAGCGTCGGAAACGGTCTCGCATTCCCAGCAGTTGGAGTAGGCAAAGGCGCGCAGCTTCTCGGCGATGCCGACCATCTCAGTGGTGACGGCCAGCGTATCCATCCCAGGCACACCCAGAATGCGCGGTTTGACGCCCAGCTGGGTCTCGGCTGCCAGGAGTGCCTTGAGGCCGGTATACGACCCGCCAGCGGTAACACCGCCGATAATCTTGCTGGTCTGGTCGGCCTGCTTGGCGGCTGCGTCTGCACCTTCACCATCGGCCACGCGCACTACCACCGTCACAGGGCTGGCCTGGTCGGCGATGGCGTCCAAGCTGCTGGCCAGCGTGCCGAGTTCGCCGGCCTTGCCGGACGCGGTGAGCACGTCGGCAAGCAACACCGGCTTGTTGAGAGGAAAGACCGCGGGGTCGGCATCGCTGGCGGTGCAGACCATGCCCACCACGGCGGTGGAAACAGTACGGATGGGGCGGGAGCCCTCGTTGATTTCGAGGACGCGGACGCCGTGATGGTAGTCGGTTGCCATGGGAAGGCTCCTGCGGGGCGAGTGGCAGATCAGTGAGCCTTGAGGATGACGCGCGCGCGCAAGCCAGCCGAGCGCCGGAGAGTGTAAGGAGCCGCGCTACAGGACGAGGAAACAAAAAACGCCCCGAAGGGCGTTATTGGATTTGCTCGGCCAGCCACGGTGGTGCTGTCGGCCGATGATCGATCAGGGGAAACTCCCCTGTCTCCGGCCAGTTGCGGAGTGCCCGGCGATACGCCTGGAGTGCAGCGTACTGGTCTGCTGCAAGCGTGGTTGCGACACCTTCCTCAATCTCATCGCGATGCCGCGTCACAACTCCGTCAGTTTCAGACAACTGCTGATCACGCCAATACCGTTCAGCAGTAGCCAACTCTTCATCGCTAGGCGGCGGAGGATCAGCAAGCCCCGGAATGCCATCATCACCCCAAGCGATAACCTTGCCTTCGGACTGACCGGCCAGCAGCTCGGCGTGATACTCAGACGTGATTTCTACAGCATCATCAGGGATCAAGCAGTCCGGGTTATCGACCTCAAGCATGCCTGGAACTGCCCCCATATCAGGAACATCGTGGAGCGTTATTGGCTCACTCCCCTTGTTCACCATCAGCTCATCACCAACCCATGCCGACTCTCCCGGCTGGATGACAATATCTATCGTCGGCCTGATCCAGGCAGGATCTTGGATCATGGTTAAACGGGCCCCATGAATCTCGACATCGTAAAAACTGCGATTAGCTTTTGAAGCAAACATAGCCACCTCTTATGCCCCTACAGCGAAAAAGTATCCGCCGAGACCTGTAGTTGCTGCACCAGTCGTAGACAGCATTGCAGTGGCCACGAGCGTGTTACGACTCTTAGAAACCAGGGAGAAAGAAGTCGGCCCTCCGTTTCCTAGGATCAATGCTGTTCGACAGGCATTCGGGAACTCCACGGGTAACGTTGCAGACCAATTCCCCGACGCCGAACCTGATGAAACAGCACTCCCCCATTGGAAAATTGCGCCGCTCGGCAACTTTTGATAGCCACTTTCCCCCAGCAAAGCCGCAAAAATTGGCGAGGACCTGAGCGTTTCGCTACCGAAGTGACAGCGCCATACATTCGCCTCTCGTATCGCGATAAAGTCCCCGCCCGGCGCGAGCGTGTAGGGCAATGGCACGGCTAAGTTGCTCATGGCCAGTTCGTCCCCCGCCGCGACAGTCACTCGCGAAGTTGTTGACTGTGGCCCTGCAGATATCAATACAGCCGCACCGTTAGGAACTGAGGCGGTCGGTGGCATTGTCACTGTGACGCCGGCCGCCAACTCCAACCGCATACCGATATCATCGGCGGTTAACATCCGACTTGCTGAAATACCGTTGCCGCCGCGATAGCTACCGAGCCCCCGTACAACAAATTCCGCTGTCGCAAGCGCCTTCGAATTATCGAACTGCGGCGGCGTATTGGCCGTCGGGTTGATCAACGCCGGCGAGTTGATCGTTGCGAAGCCTTGAGTGATGTTCTGAAACACCAGGGCCGTCGAACCGAGGACGATCGCGCCGTCTGTCACCAGCTGCCAGCGCGTGTCGGCCAGGGTCGTGCCTTGCTCGACAGACACCAGCATCGCCGACGTGACCTCTGCATTCGAGTCTGCATCTGCTGTGCGCGTCCATGCCCCGGCCGCGGCGACGTACAAGCCGTTGTCCTTCGCAGCAGTCTGGTTTTTCACCAGTACCCGGTCGCCGGCCACCAGGGCCACACCATCGACCGACTGAAGCCCTGCTAGTGCGATGTTGGCCGTGGTTGCGGCGCGTACAGATTGCTTGCTGTCGAGCTTGTTGATTTCTTCCAGCACCTTGGCATCGACGTAGGCCCGGCTCGCCAATACGACACTGGGGTCGATTTTCAGCTCAATGTTTGCCGTGTTGCTGACAATCAGGTTCATCCTGATGACTTGGGTTTTGTTCGACCCTTGGCTCAGCAACGGCTTGTAGGTAGGCGGGCATTTTCCGACAGCGACGAGATCGCCGGCAGCGTCATAGAGGCCAGTCTCGCGAATCCACCAGGGACCGGCATCATCCGGGATGATTTGTTCGGCAATGATGACGTTCGCGTTGTTCGGATCGATCATCACTTGGTTCAACGGCGCTCGGCGGCGCTCGTTGATCAGTTGGGTTTGCTGCTCTGTGGGAGTGGGGTCCGCGCCGTTGGCATCGCCAACCCCCATCTGGGCAAAGGTCCAGGGAATGCCAAGCGCGGTCGCGTTGGCCTGCTTGGCTTTACCTACGGCAGTGAGGATGCAATAGAACTGGGTGTTTTGGTCTGTCATGAGTAGATGTCCATGGTTTCGATGTGTTGTTCGCGGCCGCCTTGATAGATGTAACCGCTAATCTCGATGTCGTTCTGCATGGGCGGGTAGATGTCGATTACTTCGCCTTCGCTCAGGCAAACGCCGACATGGACTTCACCAGTGACCTCCAGGCTGATAGCCAACCCGGTCAGATGCCGGGTAAGGGGCTTGGCATCGTCGATAAGCCAGGTGAGTTCCTGGTACATCTCCTCGGTAATACCGGTTTCCAGAATTCCGACCTTGAGTGCGAACGTTGCCCGCGGCCCGGGCGGCACGGTCTGCCACCACTCGACGACTTCAATCAAGTAGCCAAGTGGCTCGACCACTCGGCGCAGCGCGCCGATGGTGCCCTTGTGGGCGTGGATGAAGTAGGCGGCCCGGATGGCGGCGCGCTTGGCACTTTCGGGCCAGGCGCTGGACCAGCGGTCGACAGAGAAGGCCCAGGCCAGATAGGGCAACAGGTCGATTGGGCAGGTGTCCGGGTTCCACAGCTGGCGCAGCGGAATCGGTACACGCTTGATCTGTGCCAAGGCTTCGGCGGCGAGGCGTTCCAGCTGGGTGGCATTGGGCGGCAGCAGATGGGGGCTCATTACTCGGCCACCGTCACGCTGAAGTCGGTGCAGTAGGGCGCTTGCTGCAGAGTCGCAACGATATCGGACCAGCCGGGCAGCTCAACGCGCTTGACGCCCTCAATGTGCAGGGCGGCGTCTAGGGCCGAGCGGTTGACCTCCATGCCCAGGCGACGGCGCTTGTTGACCAGGGCGAGCCCGCGGGCCTCCGCGGCGGCGCGGATTGGTTCGGCTTCCGGGCCTGTGGTGTTGAGGTGGAGCACGGCCGTGACGGTGTAGTTCAGCACCTGGGCGCTCTGCACCGTCAGACGGTCGGCCACGGGGCGGCGGTCCTCGTCGCCCAGGTATGCAGCGACAATACTGAGCAACTCTGCGCTGGCAGCGCCATTACCGAGTGCACTCTGCACAGTGACCAGGGCCTCAGCTGGAGCGGGGCTTTCCGCCGTGGCATCGGCTACCCGGCCGTCAGCGCTGCGGGCGTGAAAGATGTAGGAGTTGCGTGGGCCAGCGGTGCTGAGGCCTTCCATGGCCATCTGGGTGCGCTCGCGCAGGGCGTCGTCGCTTTCCATGACAGCGGCCACCGGCGGCACGGCGCTTGGATTGGCCGGGACGATGGTCAGCCTCTTGACGTTGAAGCGGGACGCGATCTGCTCCAGGTCGGCGCCCTTCGCGAAGGGCAGCATGACGGCGAGGGCGGCCTCGTTGACGCGCTGGCGCCAGAGGGTTTCCCGGTAGGCATTCTCCTGAATCAGCCTGGTAAGTGGCTCGGATTCCAGCGCCAGGGTGGCAGCCACCTCGGCTTGCTGCTCCGCCGGCCAGAGGCTGATGGCGTAGGCCTTACGTTCGGCGAGGATCTGCTCGTAGTCGATTTGCTCGACGACGTCTGGTGGCGGCAGCTGCGCCAGGTCGATAGGGGTAAATGTGCTGCTCATGCGAAGGCTCCCAGGCTGAGCGGCACGCGCAGGCTGAGCGGCTCATTGCTATCGGTAAGGGTGCCTTCCAGGTCGAGGATGGCCTGGCCGGCGACTTCGCCCAGGCTCAGCTGTATGCGGCTGAGACGGATACGCGGCTCCCAGCGCATGAGAGCTGTGGCGGTGGCGGCGTAGGCCTGCAGGCGGGTGGCGCTGTTGAGCGGCCAGTCGACCAGGTCCACCAGCAGGCTGCCGTATTCGCGCCGCATGACGCGGCTGCCAATGGGCGTTGTGAGCACGTCGGCAACGGACTGCGCCAGGTGCTTGCTGTCTGTGAGGGTGCGACCGTTGGTGGCGCTCATGCCGATCATGGTGTCGGCTCCTGCGAGATGCCGCCGCCAGGCATGACGCCCTTGGTCTTGTGCTTCTTGAGGCTGATATCGCCGGCGAGCACGTCGTCGGTGACGGTGATTTTGCCGGTGATGGTCTGGTTGCCCTGCTGGGTGTAGTCGCCGATATGGGTAATCGGTCCCTCGATGTTGATGCCGCCAGTGCTCTTGATGTCGGTAACACCGCCGTCCGGGAGGATGGCGCTCAGGCGGTGGTCGATGCTGTCGTACTCGATGACCGCGCCGTCGCGGTAGGTGCGGCGGTGTAGGCCTTCACGGTCGCCGTTTGCGGGGATCAGGTCGCTGAAAAGGCCGGTGATGACCAGGCCTTGAGCGAGGATGCCGGAGGGACTGAGAATTACAACCTGCTCGCCCTTGGTGGGTGGGTCCCATTCGCGGTCTTCACCGGCGCGCAGGGTTGTCCAGGGCAGCCAGGTGGTGGTGATGTTGCCGGACTTTACAAGTACGCGAGGCGGCCGCATCTGCACCTCTTCAATGGTTCCGAGGCGGATCAGGTTTTCCAGCAGGCGGGCAAGTTCGGCGATCTGGTTCATGCCGCTGATGCTGCCGCTCACGCGCGCGTGACGCACGGCGGCGGGCCTGTAGCGGCAGGCGCTACAGCAAACGGTCAGCGGGTGAGATGGTTGAGGAGGCGGTCGCGGATCAAATCCAGGTCAGCATCGGTGAGCCCGAGCAGTTCACGGCGTTCGTACTGCACATCGGGGCTGCCTCGCCCGGGGCGGTCGCGGAGCCCGTACTGGTGGACTCGGGCGATACGGGCGGTGCGTTCCAGGAACGCGATTCCGATGCTGTCCGAAGTGCTCTGCAGCTTGAGGTGTTTGGCCTGGCGCAGCTTGGCGAACATCTGCCGCTTGATGCGCCCGACCTTGCCGCGCAGCTGGCGGGGTTTGCGCTTGGCGTAGGCGCTGCCGTCCGGGTTGCGCTGGGTGGCAATGCGCTGCTGTTGGCTGCGGCGCAGGTCGCGGGCGATATCGTGGGTGAGCCGCCGGCGAGCAGTCGGCTCCAGCCGCGCAAGCAGGACGCCGGCCCAGTCTTCCAGGGCGTTGAGGTTGTCAGTCATAGCGCACCGGCTGCGGGCTTGCGATATCGCCGCCGGTCTGCTCGGTGCTGACCCACTCGGCCAGCAGGGAGTTGCCAGCGAACAGTTGCCAGTTCCCGGCCGGCAGGTATGGTTCTAGCTGCGGCTCGTCTGGATGGTCGACTTGCAGGGTGTTGTCAGGCTGCTTTTTGACGATCACGCGTTCGGTGAGCGGCAACTTTATGGACAGGTCGACCTTGCTGTTGTCCAGAATGTCCACCTCGAAGGTGATGGCGGTCTTGCCCTTCTCCAGGTTGGCGAGCAGTTCGGCCTGATTGACCATCAGCCAGGCCAGCAGCGGGATGGCCACAGCATCTGGATGGCCGGCGTAGTCGGTGAGGATCATGTGACAGGTGTAGGCGTACTCGAAGGACAGGCCGTGCGCCGCGGTGCTGCGAATTGTCCCGTTGTCGATGAACACCAGCAGGCGGTCGGGGTTGTTCTTGAGCTCGGGCACGGCTGCAAGCATGTGAGTGCGCAGACTGTTGGGCTTGTTCATGGCTTGGGGGCCTTCTGCTGGCATTGATAGATCATGTCCACCTGAGCGGCGCACTCGGCCCAGGCGGCTTCTGTGGCGTCTTGGTCGGTGAGCAATTCGCCGTTATTTCCCGGCGCTGTCGCCTGCAGGCTGCAGGGCACCACGGCCGGACAACCAACGACCATAAGCGTCGGCGCCGGTGAGGGCGGGGCGCTCGCGCAACCGGCGAGCAGCATCAGGCAGCTGCTGATCAGCCCAAACGCGCAGTTCTGAATTCTCACGTTTCAACTCCTCGATCGTTCGCTCACGTTTCGCCAGGCCCTGGCGCAGCTGGTCCTGTTGCGCGCGCAGTTGGGCCTGGGCGTCACGTTCGTTGACCAGGGTCTGCAGCAGGGCGTCGGCATTGTCCCGGGCCGTCCTGGCGTCGTCCTTCGCCTGGCCCGCGGCCGTTACTGCATTGTCTACGCGCAGTTGCTGAACCCAGAGCAGCAGGCCGAGGACGCCAACCAGGGCGATGCCCAGCAGGATCTGGCGAATGGTGCTCACGCGCGGTACCAGCCGAGCTTGTTCATTGTGCCGATGTCGAGCTGCTCAACAGGGCCGCGAATCACAATTGCCCGGCAGCCCGGGTCGAAAAACTGCAGGGCCTCGGCCAGCAGCTCTGCATCTTCGTAGCTGGTGTGTTCTGGAACGACCAGGACATCGCCATCTTTTACCTTGAGCTTGTGCACCGCTTCGAGATCGATCATGCCACCAGCTCCTGGCCACAACCGCAGGCCGCGTGCCGTTCATAGGCACGCTCAAGTTTCACGTCGTAGAGATTCCGGGCGTATGCCGGGCCGTTGTAGAGCCTGGCGAAGGTGGCCCACTTCTTGGCCTTGAGGGCCTTGTGTAGGGCCGGATCGGCTTCAATGAAGCGGACGAAGGCCTCCAGATGCTCGGCTTCATCTTTGGCCATGCGGGTGAGGAAGTCGTCGAGACTGGCATAGCCAAGGCGCTGCCAGTGGTAGCCCATGACTTGGAACGCGCCCCAACTTGCGGACTCGGCACCGCTGATGGCGTCAAGCAGGCGAGCCTGGGCCAAGCGCTGGTGCTCGGCGGTGCCGCCGGCATAGCCGCCCGGGCTTGGGTTGACCAGATTGGGGTGCAGAGCGGCCAGTTGGTCTGCATGGGCCTGCAGAGCGGCCGCATCGTCACTCTCATGGCGAGGCAGTGCCAGGCGCTGATACATGACGTGGCGCTCGAACAGGATCTTGGGCTTGCCGTTGGCCAGGAAACCCTCGCCGAGGCTTTCCACCTCGTTGACGGCCATCACCGCGGCGATCTCAACGCCCAGGCGCTTGGCGGCGTTTACCAGCGGAGCCTTGAGCAGCAGCTTGCTACAGTCGGCACCGGCCAGGGAGGCCTGGGTTTTCGCACCGGCTATGCCATCGTCGACCAGGCCGACCTTTTGCTGGTAGGCGCGGACGGCCTTCTCGGTTGCGTCGCCGTAGTCACCATCGACGGATAGCTTGGCGCCTTGCTGGTTGAGTTGCTTCTGCAGCAGGCGCACAGCCTGGCCGCGGTCGCCGTGACGGAGGGTTGCGCTCATAGCTGCTCTACCTTGCGGGTGAAGATCTTTTTCGCCGCGGCACGGGTACCCTCTACGCCAAGCAGGCCGATAACCCCGCCGAAAAATGGCGCTGTGGATGCTGGAATGCCGATCAATGACAAGCCATGGCTGGTGGCCAGTGCCAGGGCACCGCAAAGCGGCGCCTCGACTGCCATCCGGCGCAAGGTGCCCCCGCCGTACATGACCCGTAGGGCGGCAATGATCAGCGCCAGGAGGCCGGCGTACAGCGTCGGCCAGTTCTGTTCGAGCCAGGCGGCGAGCCAGGCCCAGGTGTCGGGACGGTCAGGCATGCGCTTCATTCCATTGTCCAGGGTTGGTGGGTTCAATCAGTCCCATAGGTTCACCACTTGGCGCTGTTCGGCTTGTGGTGCTGCATCCGGTAGGGTTACGCGGGTGCCATGGGGAATGATCGGGCCGAGGTCGGCGAGGCCCGGGTTGGCCTCCAGCACTGCCTCGGTGACGCCAGCGGTGCGGCCGTAGTAGCTCCAGCAGATGCTGTCTACGGTGTCACCCTGGGCGGCGATAACGGCGGCCATCAGAGCAGCTCCACGGTGGCATGACTGATGCCGAGCAGGGTTCGCAAGGCCTTACGGGCATCGCGGCGCAACTCGTCGCTGTTGCTATGTTCTTCGCTGATCTTCTGCTCGCCGCTGTTGGTGGCGTCGAAGCCTCGGTAGCGCTCGATCAGCTCAGCAATGGCGTTGCTATAGATGACACGACGATAAAGGTGCAGCAGCTGGCTCTCGCCCTTGATCTGATCGGCCGGTACGTCGGCCAGCGCGGCGTGGCCCTCGGCCTCACGGGCAGCCCGGTAGCCGGCAAGCTCTCGGTTTGCTTCGATCATGGCGTTGACGGTGGCTACTTCGAGCCTGGCGTCGGTGACGCTGTCGTCGATACGCATAGCGGCGCGCAGCTTCTGGCCGTCGATTTCTGGCCAGAAGGCGGTGTTGCTGATCGGGTAGGCGGCGGTCGGGACGCCGCCGGCGACGAATCCGCTCATGCAGGCGCTCCCAGCCGATCAACTCGGCTAATTTCGCGCAGCAGTTCACCGCGGCTAAACAGGTGGCTATGCGCGTCGGCAATCCTGGTCAGCAGGGCATGAGCGTTTCGGTTTACCAGGGCAAGCTCGCGCGGGGTGGCCGGTAGGATGCCGTCCTTGCTGATGGGGCCGGTACAGACAGTGCGGTCGTAGGCCTCGGCCTCGCTCACATAGCGTTTAGCGGCCTGATGCAACTCTGTCTCTGCAGGTGTCTGCCGGAAGGCGCACAGGTACTGGTCTGCAAATTCGCTCATGCTCAGGCCTTGAATAAGTCGGCGGTGGTCGGGGCTTCACAGCAAGGCCAAGGAGTAAGCCTGTTGATCCGCCCCGAGCCGCCGGGGTTGCGGGGGAACGCTCGGTTAGCTGGCTGGGCCAGCGTGTTTCTTGAGGAGGCGCTCGGCGCGCTCCAGATCCTTCTTGCCGCCGCAGTTGTTGTTCAACTGGATGGCTCGCTTGAGCAGGTCGATACCGGCCTGGATCTCGCCGGGCTGGCCTGGCTCTTCTTCGGTGAGGTCTGCCAGGGTGGCGCGACCGAGAGCCAGCATCAGCTTGGCGCGGACCTCGTCAGGCATGTCCTGGTCTTCGGTGAGCAGGGCGGTGCGGGTGAGGATCGCCGGCGGGAAGCTGTCGCCAGCCTTCTGGGCGTTGAGCGCGGCCTCGGCCACTTCCTCCACCACCAGGCAGCCGGTCGTGCGGGTGAAACGGTCGGGCGTCTTAAGACCGTGTTCCAGCACATAGGCGGCGATGTCGAGGCCGCCAGCGAAGTCTCCCGCGTCGAGGCGCCAGACCATGACGGTGACCAAGACGTCGTCCTGGGCACCCTGGCCAGCGGAGAGAACGCCCTCGACATATGGCACGTACTCGCCAAGCATCGTGGCCTTAACTACGGCCTTACGCTGGGTCGACTGGACCTGCTTGAGGCGGAATTGGTCTTGCTGGAGCTTGGCCAGCATCACCTCGTAGCTGGTGGCTCCCTCCATGTGGGCCAAGGGGGCGACGGCTGCGGCCTCCTTGGCTGCGCACTTACGCAAGTAGTTGCTTTGGGCGAGGGTGAGGGCCATGACTTATACCCGCTTGATGTTTTCGACCAGGGCGACCAGTCCCAGGTCCTCGATGACGTAGTCCTCGTTGGAGGACTGATAGTCCGCCACACGGTCACGCTCTGGCTCATCTTTCAGGTGACGACGGCGGCCACCGGTCTGCACGTAGATGGACAGATTGGACAGGGTAGAAATCATCACACCCCCTTCGATGAAGAACGGGACATCCTCAATCGGAAGGTTGCCCAGACGACCTTTTTTGATGACCTCGCCAGCGGCGTTTTCTTCCTGGTTGGAGGCCGCGCCTTTCTCAACTGCGGCCAGTTGCTTCTCATGCAACAGAGCACGGTCAACGACTACAACCAGGTCAGGACGCTTGCGGTGCCACGGGTCCAGCATCTGGACGGCATCAAAGACCAGCCCGTCGAGGGTCTTGTAGTCGCCGGTGGCGCCGATGGTGACCTTGCCAGGTGTCGCGCCGTGGTCCAGGACGCGCTCAGGAGCCACCTCACGGATTTTCTGCAACCAGCCCTTGTTGACGTCCTGCAGCAGCGGATTAGCCGCCAAATCGGTAGCCGCGGCAGCGCTGGTGCCGTTGAAGCCGATCATGATGCGGTCCAGGCCCTGGCGTTCGGCAATGGAACTGGACAGCCGGACCTGGAAGTCCTTGAACTTGGCCCAGGCATCGAGCAAGGCGTAGGGGAAAGCGGTATCAAAGTCGGTTTTCTTGCAGGAGTAAGGGCACTTCGTCATTGCGCTAGGGTCGCGCGGGTTGCGGGCATTCTGCGAGGTGTTGGTACGGCTGGCGGTTGGGCCATTGACGCCGAGCAGAATGGCCTCGCCGGTTTGTTCGTCCACCGAAATGATGTTGATCTTTTTCAGGAAGTCATTGGACTCCTGAATGGCGCTTTCAAGCTTCTGGTGCGGGGCAGCCGCGACGGTGAACTTCTCGGTGGCCGAGGTTACGTCGTTGATCTTGGCCTGTTGGGCCAGGTAGCCGTTGAAGGCAATTCGAGTTTCTTTACGCATGGTGTGCTCCGAGTGGGCGGCGATGTTGTGTCTGAAGTCAGTAGTCAGTCAGGGCCTGGCCGGTGCCGCCGATGGCGACTGGGCGCTGCTGCTGGCTGTGGTCTTCGGTATCACCCAGGCGCTTGACTAGGTCGGCAAACTCGCCGGCCAGTTTTTCGTGGGCGGATTTCAGAGTTGCGAGCTTGGTTTGCTCGGCGGTGAAGGCGCCGCCCTGCTCCTTGGCGTACGAGGCGAGAGCCTCGACGGCTTCGCTCAGTTCGGAGAATTGGGCGTCATCCTTGACGGTTTTGTCCTTGCTCTTGCCGATGAGGTCGGTGACGCGCTTGAACAGGCCGGAGACCTTGTTCTCGCTGTCAGCCAGCTCTTCGAATTTGAGTTCAGCCTCAAGGGCTTCGGTGAACATAGAGGTCGCGGAGTAGTGGCGATCCTTGAACGGGCTTGCATCCGGCTTCTGTGCCGAGAAAGCGAGCACGTCAGTACCCAGGCTGGCGGGGGAGTCGGTGACCGCCAGGCCAACGATGTAGGCCTCGCCGCTGTCGGCGAAGCTCTCGTCGATCTCGATGGATGTATAGATCTTCTGCTTGGCTTTGTTCATGGCCACCAGATCGGGGGTCGGTTCGATCTGGGCAAAGAGGGCAAGCTTCTTCTGACCGGCGATCTCAACCTCTTCGGCCTTGACGGCGGTGATGTCGCCATAAGCCTTGAAGGGACTGTCGGGCAGCAGGCTGCGGAAGTGTTCCAGCCAGACGCGGGCACCGTAGGTGTTCTGGTTGAAATTCTTCGCGGCCTGTTCCAGCCAGGAGCGTTCGATTTTGCGTTTGTCGGTGGTGGAGCCTTCGACGGCCACACGAAACCAGTTGGAGCGGAATTTTTTGGCGGGTGCGTTGCTTGCGGCCATGCGGGCTGTCCTCGATGCGGTGGCGGCGGTTGCCGTTGCGATGGAGGCATGGTCGACAGTGGAGCGGGGCGCGGCAACGCGGCGAACTTGTAGCGCGGAGCGTTACAGGGGAAGGCGATAGGGACTCGCGCGCGCGAACGGCAGCATCGGCGCCATGAACGCTATCGTCGATTTGCCCACCGATCACCGCCGCCACGCCAAGCACCTGTATTGGCAAGGCTACCGCGTGTGCGAGATTGCCGAGCTGATCGGCGAGAAGGAAAAGACCCTACACAGCTGGAAAGCTCGCGACGAGTGGGACCGGGCCAGCCCGCTGGAGCGCATCCAGGCCGCCACCGAGGCCCGCCTGGTGCAGTTGATCCTTAAGGACCCGAAGTCCGGCTCGGACTACAAGGAAATTGACCTGCTCCACCGGCAACTGGAACGGCAGGCGCGCATTCAGCGCTTCCAGGACGGTGGTACCGAGTCCGAGCTCAACCCTGAACTGTTGAAGCGCAACGCCGGGGAGAAGCGTAAACCCAAGCGCAACGACATCCCAGAGGAGATGGTCGAGAAGCTGGTCGAGGCGTTTCTCGATGGCTGTTTCGACTACCAGAAAGACTGGTACCGGGCTGGCAACCAACGCACCCGGGCCATCCTCAAGAGCCGGCAGATCGGTGCAACTTACTACTTTGCCCGCGAGGCACTAATCGATGCGCTGACCACTGGGCGAAACCAGATATTCCTGTCGGCCAGCAAGGCCCAGGCGCACATATTCAAGGCCTACATTCAGGCATTCGCCCGCGAGGTTGTCGGGGTGGACCTGACCGGCGATCCGATCATTCTGCCGAACGGTGCCGAGATGCACTTCCTCGGCACCAACGCCCGCACCGCCCAGGGCTACCACGGCAATTTCTACTTCGACGAATTCTTCTGGACCTTCAAGTTCAATGAGCTGAACAAGGTCGCGTCCGGCATGGCGATGCAGAAACAGTACCGCCGGACCTACTTCTCTACGCCCAGCTCGATGGCGCACGAAGCCTATACGTTCTGGACTGGTGAGCGCTTCAACAAAGGCAAGCCGTCGGCCAAGCACCTCAAACTGGACGTAAGCCACGACGCGCTGCAGCAGGGCCAGCTGTGCGAGGACCGGATCTGGCGGCAAATCGTCACCATTTTGGACGCTGAGGACCGTGGCTGCGATCTGTTCGACATCGACGAACTGCGTATGGAGTACGACGCAGCCGCCTTCCAGAACCTGCTGATGTGCGAGTTCGTTGACGATGGCGCCAGTATCTTCCCGCTGAATCTGCTGCAGCCGTGCATGGTGGACAGTTGGTCGGTATGGGAAGACTACAAGCCGTTTGCTCAGCGACCGTTCGACAGCCGCCAAGTGTGGGTGGGCTATGACCCGGCCGAGTCGGGGGATTCCGCCGGCCTGATAGTGGTGGCTCCTCCGCTGGTACCGGGTGGAAAGTTCCGGGTTCTGGAGCGGCATCAGTTCCGCGGGATGGATTTCACCGCCCAGGCCGAGACGATCCGCCAGGTAACGCTGCGCTATTGGGTCAACTATATCGGCATCGATGTTACCGGCATCGGCAGCGCGGTGGCCCAGCTTGTGCGCCCGTTCTTCCCCGGATTGAAGACGTTCTCATACAACCCCGAGGTCAAGACCCGCTTGGTGATGAAGGCCTGGGACGTGGTCAGCAAGGGACGTCTGGAGTTCGACGCCGGCTGGACTGACTTGGCTCATGCCCTGATGGCCATCCGCAAGACCGTCACCCCTGGCGGGCGGCAGTTTACATACACCGCGGGGCGCAACGACAGCACCGGTCACGCCGACCTGGCGTGGGCGCTCTTTCACGCATTGCACAACGAGCCGCTGGAGGGCCAGACCGTGGCCAACACCGGAATCATGGAGATTTACTGATGAGCAAACGGCGCAACCGCAACCAGCAGGTGGCCACCACGAACCAGGTGCGCGAAGGCGAACTGATGGTCAAGAGCGAGGGCGGTCAGTCGATGGCCTTTACCTTCGGCGACCCAACGCCGGTACTTGATGGCAGAGAGATTCTTGATTACCTGGAATGCTGGGCCAATGGGCGGTGGTATGAGCCGCCAGTATCGCTGGACGGCCTGGCGAAGTCGTCGAAGGCGGGCATCTACTTGTGGTCGGGCTTGATCTTCAAGCGCAACGCGCTGGCTCGGACGTTTATCCCGCACCGGCTGCTGAGCCGTCAGGCTTTCGAGCAGATCGTTATGGACTGCGGGTGGGCGGGCAACCTTTACCTGGAGAAGCGCGACAACATGCTACGCCAGGCCCACGGGCTGCAGCCGTGCCTGGCGAAGTACATGCGCCGCGGTACCGACCTCGAAACCTACTACCAGGTGCGCGGCTGGAAGGATGAGCACGAGTTCAAGCGCGGCAGCGTGTGTCACCTGCGGGTCGCGGATATCAATCAGGAGATCTATGGGCTACCGGAGTGGCTGCCCGCCCTGCAGAGTGCGCTGCTCAACGAGAACGCCACGCTGTTCCGCCGCAAGTATTACCAGAACGGCAGCCATGCCGGTTTCATCCTGTACATGACCGACGCCGCCCAGAACGAGGACTTCGTCACCGACCTGCGTTCGGCAATGAAGAACAGCAAGGGGCCGGGCAACTTCCGCAACCTGTTCATGTACGCCCCGGGCGGGAAGAAGGACGGCATTCAGCTGATCCCGATCAGCGAGGTGGCGGCCAAGGATGACTTCGGCGCAATCAAGAACATCAGCCGCGACGACCAGTTGGCCATGCTGCGTATCCCGCCCCAACTGATGGGAGTGGTGCCGCAGAACGCCGGGGGCTTCGGCTCGATCCGCGATGCGGCCCAGGTGTGGGCAGTCAACGAACTGGAGCCGGAGCAGGCAAGGCTGTTGCAAATCAACGATTGGCTGGGGGAAGAGGTGGTGCGCTTTCGGCCGTATGAGGTGCCGGCGCAGGAGTGAAGTCCAATTTCGAAGACAAAAAAAACCGCCTATATGGCGGTTTTTTAATTGGAGTCAGGCTTCACCAGCATTCGTGATGAGCAGCGCTGCTGGGAGCTCGACCTTAGAGATAAGCGCCAAGTGATACTGCTGATCATCATGCTCAGACCAAAGCTGGTCCTCAAGATTATTCAGATCATCTTGGGTAAGAATTGGCTGAAGCAGAGCCGTCATCATCTGGTAGTAGTAGACGTGCAGGCCGAAAGCCAAGGCGTTGGACATCTGCCGTTGCCAGAAGAACTTTCCTTCCCCAGTCTGCTGGTTGTCCGACAAGATTACGTCGTAACGCTCCAGCACGTAATTGAAGAACACCTTGTGAGCTACATCACGAAGGACAGCTGCATGTTGGGCGTTAGGCGAACGCCACACCAAGTTCTGAGTCGCTGGGCGGCAATTCAGATCCGCAATAGCCGAGATCACTACCCGGTTGTAGTAGACCACCGAATGTTCAATGTCGTTGACCAGGGCAATCTCGAACTCATCGCTGGTTGGGCGCATACGATGATCTACGCGAATGAGGCGATAGCCAGGCGCAAGCACGCATTGCGCGTCCGCACTGATATCGGAGATCCGCTGAGATCCGGTGAGATTCCCATACAT